AGTCACCAAATTTAGATAGTTCTTCTGGTGTAAAATCTTTTCTGTGCTTACCTACAGTATTTAGTATCTCTTTTCCCTTTACACCGATACCATACTTTTTAGACAAGGCATCAAGGCTCGCACTTCTGTCCACTCCATGCAAACCTCTAGCCATACACAATGTATCTGCAAACAATTTTGGTTTAATGTCAAACACCCAATTAAGAATAGCACCATCAAACATAGTGTTATGTGCGTTTAGAACACTGGAAGGCCAGGGAAACGTAAGTAAATACTCCTTAACTTGTTCGTGTGTACCACTCGCCCACTGGGTTTCCTGATTGTTTAGCTTAATACCTAAACCTATTACTTCAAAGTGTGGACTACGTATATACTCTTCAGTTGTTAACTTCTTCAAAGAGTATTGCTTGTCGTAATAGGTTTCAAAGTCTAGTGTAATTAAGTTCATCAGTCTTTAAAAAAAGCTATATAAATGCAAAGACCAAGTATGATGAGTTTACCATAATCTAAATCCCATTTAGTACCCTCACCAAACATATTATAATAATCTTCAATTTTCTTTCTCATTTACCATCTCCTCTTTTGGTTGTGCCATTTGTTGGCAAGTTAATCCATTACAACAATCATCTACTACACTCATACAAATAATACATTGGTAATGACCATGTATTGGAATCATGCTCGTTTCTTGCCCACATCTAGGGCATATCGTTATTTGTTTTACCATGAAATTCACCTCCTAATGCTCCGTATCCACAAATATCCACCCACGAATCTTCTTTATCGGAGTGTATTAACCTAGCCATTTTCATAGCTACCATACATAATATAACGTGTTTTACTGTTATCTCTCGCTCAAGGATGACACTCCACAAGTCAGCTATCCTTTTGTGATTAGTATAAGCATCACCATAATCTTTGGCTCTATCACCATTAATTAGGCTCATTGCTACTTGTAATATATCATCTCTATTTTTCATTTGTTCTCCCTTTTTATTTGCCCCTAGAGCTGATAATGAGCATTTGTAGATGCTCCCCTAGGGGACTAAGTTTATCGTACTTTCTCCGACAAGGTCAATAGTTGAAAGGAGTCAGACATGAATACAATCTGCTAAAAAACTACCCCTTGTTGCAATGGTTATTCATATGTAAAGGCACTCATTGCTTACCCTTTTCGGAGGGGACAAACTAAAAAACCCCCGACTAGACAACTCATTGCATCATTTTGTAAACATCATCATAGTTAACTTCGCAAGTATTTCCTGCAACATGACCTATAATTATATCTACAATATTGTGCATATTACTCTCGTTAACTACCAAAGCCATACCACCTGCCTTACTAATATCTCTTAAATTATTTTCTTG